CATCTATTAGCATACCAAAATAACTCCGTTTATATTCAATAGGTTTATGTTTGACATTGTTACTAAAACATAATTTCATTTCTATAATATTGGGTGCATTGTAACTCAAATATTCTTCTTTTATATCAAATGCTATAATATTATTATTATACTTATAAATCTTGGATATTTCTGTTCTATATTTATTATTTTCATCTATTAAATCAAATAGGTTTTTCGTTAGTAGATTAATTTCTTCATGTATTGTTATATCTTCCCTAGGGTTATAATTACTATCGTATATTAAATTATTTCGTTCCGTAATATTTTTAATATGATGATTGAATAACTCAATACTTTTCATTTGGAAAACATCATTAATATCAATAATCTCAGCCATATATTTTATTTTCTTATCTTTCATCTGTATTAATTTCTTAAACTTATCTAGAGTTATTTCTTTGTTAATATATTTCATACTGTAAATTATAGTGTCTTCAGAATTCATATCGTTGTATTTTTCGCGATAACATCGAAATTCTTCGTCAAATAATTCACTTAACATTTCTCTGATTTTATAAGCAATCGAATGTTCACCTACAATTATCAACTCATCAGTGCATAAATTATCCTGCTCTACTTGATAGTTTGGAATAGTTTCTCGTTTCGTTTTTAGATATTCCATATAATGAGGATTATGAAAATTCTTGGTATCAACTATCTTACCCGTATTCCAATTAAATGCAGTATTACAATAAGTACACCACATTTGAGGACATCCTTCACTACGATTAATATATGTTGCACATTTAGGACACGCAACACAATCTTTACGAATTAGACGAATATTATCCAAATCTTCTTTCTTACATTTATGATCCGAGTTTGCAACAATTTCACATTTATTACACATTTTAGTATTACATATAGAACACATCCATTCTGTATTTAAATATCCCAAACAATCATTCACAATACATTTCTTATTAGTACTTTTAATTTTGTAACCAAATTCTTTATCATTTTTTAAAGCATTATTAAAATGATGCTTTAAATTATACGCTATAAAATTGTAACAAGTTGTAAGAAACCGAGATAACTGTCTAGTTTTACTATTCAAAAGTGGTTCAACTATATCAGTATATTTTAAATACATCATTATATTTGGAGCCCATTTTTCGCCATATACAAAGTGATGGTTGTCAATTAATTCTGGATGATTTAGTAAAATTTCATATATTTCTTTAAGATCACTTAATGTTAATTTAGTATACTTATAAGAACTAAGTTTATATAAATGAAAGTATTGAGCTGAATATGTAGGTAATAAAGATGATACTAAACTAAACAAAACCTTACTACGCAATTCTGCAAACTCTTTTCTAAACTTATCAGGTATATTAGCTATTGTAAACGAATATTCCCACACAGTAGAACATTTCATACATTTAGGATAACAACTTTCTTCTTCGGCTAATTGCTTCATATAAATAATATAACAATCCATACATGCTTCATATTTGCATTTTGGACATTTAATGGATGTTTTATTACTAGCAGTAGCCTTCTTTATTGGAAGATAACAAATATCGCACTCTTTTTGATTAGACATTGAACTTAGTTTACTTATATTTTTTACGTTTATAAATTTCAATTAAAAAAAATTACCATTGCCAACCGCAAATACCGTCCCATAACATCTCAATTATGCGACTATAACCGCTGATTTCTCGGTTACAAGATGATTTCATACGACTTGCTTTAACAAACTTGTAGAAGAAATCTTGCATCTGAGTTAAGTTAGTGAAATTACGTAACGCAAAATCTCGGACATAACTACGATCATACATATTACAATACAATTCATGGAGGCGTCGATTTTCTTCTTTTGTTTGATCATTAAATGGAGGCAAAGTAAAATCTGGATTATTACAAATGAATTCTTTTATAACTTCACTAAGTTCCTCGGAATTTCGAGAAACCGTTTCATCTACGTCGTTTAATTTAGGAATATTCATTATTCGTTTTGTTCTGATACAGATGTAATGTTATATAAGAACTTTAGATTATTATTATTCAATTTTATTTTATATTTCTGAGATAATTCATTACAATAAGAATATATGTTTGATTTAGCTAACGGATAATTACATTTTACTAACTCTTCATATAATAGTCTCAATTCTTTCATCTCAAATTTAAACTTATTATTCTCAACCATATTTATAACAGTAAACTTAGATTCACATATCTTATTTTCAATATAAATTAATGTTTTTGGTTTTGACTTAAAATTATCAGGTATTTTGAAATATACTAAATTTTGTATTAGTTCAACTAATTGCCGTTTTGAAGGCATTATATTAAAACCTTTTTTTGTTGCTCCAAATAACTTATAGTAGTAATAATTATGATACTCAAAATTATGAACTTTATTTTTAATTATAATACTCTCACACCATAAACATCTTGTAATTTGGGGATTACTTATTAATACTCTAGATGTATGTTTACATTTGGGACATATTATTTCTTTTAATGTCAATTCTTTATATTGAGTTACATCACTAGACATATAATTATTGAGTATCTCATCTGAGATTTTTTTAGTCTTACTAAATTGATGTGTCTTTTCGCAATAATCAATTAAAGGTAATATCGATATTACAACATTAAAATATATTGTTTCTTTATTAATTATTAACTTTTTACGAATACTAGGTTTAATTAATTTATTATAGAATGAATATGGCAACAATGATTTACAATAGTAACATTTGATACCATTGATACATTCATATTCAGAATAAAAGTTCTTAATAAGAGGATCTTTAATATCAATATACTCGTTACACTCCAAACAATTCATTGTTATTATTATTGTTATTAAAAAATCAAATTTATTCTTAAACTATAATCAAGTGTTTTTCAACATCCGATTGGTTAATTCCACTATGAATTTTACTATAAAAATAGTTGCAACATTTAATATTAAACTCGGATTCGAATAGGTTACTCATTACAGGAGCCTCTTTATAATGTTCTAAATAATCCTTATAATTCTTCATAACTTGATCACAAGAACAACATTTTTGTGAACCCATTATTAATTTTGTATTAACGGGTTCATCTATATCATTTATTATGAGTATATTCCCTTTTGTATAGTTTATAGGCATAATATGATGAACGAAACCTATTAAGTTTTTATATTTCTTACTTAATTCATCTCTATATACATTATTTTCTCGTATCACTCTATTGAGTCTAACTACTAATTCCTCTTCTTCGTTAAAATATATATTGTAAATCTCAGTAGTCTGTAATATAAGAATAGTATTAAGATCTTTTATTTCTTGGTATTTATTCCTTACTTTATCTAATCTTTGCAACTGAATTTTGAATTTATCAAGTGATATTTCATTACTTAAGTATCGTAAAGATGCCATTATTGTAGTTTCATCTATATTTTTAAACATATTATTTAAGTGAACATGTAATTCGTGTAATCCATTTCTTATTTTTTGAGTTCTGCAATTATCATATTCAACTAAACCATTTTCATCACACACAAATTCGTCATTTTCTTCTATATTGTTATTTTCTTCCACATTATTATTATTGTTATTATTATTCTCTGCTTTTTTCTCTTTAAGAGATTTTATATAATCCATATAATGAGGATTATGAAAATTCTTTAAACTAAGGATATTACCTGTTTTCCAATTGAACGGAGTATTACAATTAGTACACCACATCTGATCACATCCAAATATCTTATGAATATTAGTATAACACTTAGGACAACTAACACATTCTTTTCGGATCAGTTTGATATTTTTAACTGTTTCTGAGTTGCATACATGTAAACCTAATCTTTTATTTTCTTTGTTTTGTTGAGCTTTAGACTTCTTTTTAAAAATTTTACCACTTTCATTACTTTTACTAATCTCAATAATTTCAACCTTTTCGTTACTATCATTACTCTCGTTACTCTTATTATTTTCGTTACTATCATTATTTTCGTTACTATCATTACTCTCGTTACTCTTATTATTTTCGTTACTATCATTATTTTCGTTACTATCATTATTTTCGTTGCTTTCATTACTTTCGTTATCATCAGATTCGTAATTAAGTAAATCATCTGCTATTTTTAAATTTAGTAACTCATGTTCTAATTGTCTTTTTGCTCTTTCATGTTCGTCGGGAGTTATTTCTTCATCACATTTTTGGCAGAAGATTGCATTACAAGACATACATATATAATCATAAGATAGATAACCAGTACATTTCTTACATGGTATATTTCTATTATTAGATTTGCAAAACTGGGAAGTATTATTATCACTAAAAACCATACGCATATATATTCCTTTAGATTGTCTAAAACTATCCGAAAACCTAGGATCTTTACAATAATATAAAATATGATTAGCCGCATACTTTTTAGGCACATTTAACGGATAATAAACAGTGCATTTATGTATATCATGTCTTAAATCTATAGCGTGTATTTTATATCCCATTTGTTTAAATCCTAATTTTGTGAAAGATAGATTTATAAGTTTGATATCATTTTTAGTTTTATCATCAGTAACTTCATAATCTCTAATTAAGTTTGGAGTACCTATTAATTTATTATTTATAAAACTTGTACTAAGATATAACGCATTGTTAAAAATCTTTTGTATCTTATAATTCTCTAAATGAGTTTCGGATATTGCAGGTAATAAAGATCTTTGTAAGCTGAATAATATTTCTTTTCTAACTTCATTAAGTTCTTTCATAAATTTAGTTGGAAATAAACTAAGAGTCTCAGTATAACTCCAAATATAACCGCATTTCATACATCTAGGATATATAATATCTGTTTTAATATACGTTTGATAACACGATACGCATGATTCAAATGTGCATTTGTTACATACTATAACTTTTCTTACTAATTCGAAACATGTATAACATTCGACTTTTTTAGTTACTAAAGAAGACATACTTTTTGATCTTTTCCAAAAAATTGAGTATATTAAATCTTATAAATTCTATTATAAAAAATTCAAATTAAACAAACTCTCGAATTCTGCGTGGAATATCTCAGCTAACTGTTTACCAGTGTTAGTCCGGATATATTTATCTTTCAAAATTAATATTCTATCCTTACCTATATAATACAAATGTTCTTTAATATTTGCACCTATATATTGAGCATATTCAATTACTCTAACTATCCCATTGGAACCCAATGTATCGAGTTTATCAGAATCACTCATGATATTACGAATAATCAAAAATACGGGATCGCCAAAAACTTGGTTCCAATCTGTTATTTGCTTTTTATTTTCCATAGTATAAGATGAATATTTGATAACTCGCAATATTTGATCCTTATATTCTGGTAAATTATCTCCTAAGAATTGAGTTACTAATTTCTTAAGATTACCATCTGAATCATATTTATGATCTGCAACATCATGCAACCAAGCACAACATATGAGAACATTTACTAAATATGCAGGCATTTCTGGATAATCTTGACTTTGTATGAACAAACTTGTACGAGCAACCTGTTGCATATGTATAAATCCATGTGATGCATCGCGTTGTGTGCATGTGTCTTCAACAAAATTACTTAATTTTTGCCATAACGCACGTGAATATTGAGGTATTTCGCGTCTATTTATAGACTCATAAATTTCATTTTGGGTACTCATTTTTTTTACCTAATATACGTATATTTATGTATTAGATTATTCAAATTAATTAAGAAATTTATATCCGAGTTTATATACCTTACTTAATATATTCTATAATTTTATATTCATATCCCCATATAGGATAGTCAATTATTAAAAATAATGGATATAATAGATGATTATAATGTTGTAGGATCACCTAATTTTATAAAAAACATCTTCGAATTACATGAGAATTACGTATGGATGAATGATAAAGATACTAACAATTGTATAGGATGTAATGCTTTATTTTCTTATTTTACATGTCGTCGTCATCATTGCCGAGTATGTCTTAAGATATTTTGTTATTATTGTTGTAATGATTTTGTAAGTATACCTGACTTACTAAAAAAACCCAATATACAATATACTGGTTATGATAGAGTTTGTAAAATATGTCTTAAAAAGATTAACTCGATGAATCAGATTGAAACATTGGTCCGGATATTTTTGTTAGCCTCTTTAAATATTTTAGATTTATGGAATGCTCGATTAGTTTGTAAGGATTGGAATAATGCATTCTTGTATATACGCAATAGACTAACTTTACTAGCTTATAAAACCGGAAATACTCATGACGCTATAGATAAAATGATAATTAAGAATAACTACTCACTATTTTGTGGACATTCTCGATTAGTTACTTCTACATTGAATTACGACAACTCATATATTAATTTCTATTTTAAGAAACGTAACAGAAGTAAGAAAACAAGTTGCTCTGCGTTATATTGCGGTAATGTATGTAATGAATATCTGAATCGGTTTGACTATTTATCTATGTTTATAAGTTTATCACGTAATAAATTACCCGAACATCGATTACTAACTAAGGTTATGACTAAGTTAGATAAACAAGATATGCCTCTTATTTTTGATATCTTCACGCAACTTCAGAATGAGACTATATACAAAGTTATAGTTAACAAAATTCGAGGAGATTCGGTATTGATGTATACGTTTTATTGGTATTTATTCTACAACAAATGTCAGTTTTATTACAGATTCAAAGCAATGATTAATGTATCAAATACTGAATTGGCATTACTATTCCGATCTCAGAAATCATTAGTAAAAAAGTTAATAAATAAAACCCGTTGTTTACAACATATACAACATTATGAATTATTTAATATATCTAGAAAACTTGAACCTGATTTAGTTGTAGAATACAAAAACATTGAGTCATATTCAAAACCGTACATATGTCGCATTACCGATAATTATAGTTTGTTATTAAAGCATGATAATATTAAGAAAGAGAAGTTCATCATAAATATAATTGAGTTATGTAAAGACATATTGTTTTACGAATTACAAGATGATTTTAATATACTAATTTATAATATACTACCGTACTCAAAAGAATTAGGCATAGTTGAGTTAGTTAAGGATAGTATTACTCTATATTCTGTGGATAATATATTGGAATATTTGTTAGAAAATAATCATAACGAGATAATAGATACTATAAAGATGAGATTCATAAAAAGTACTGCAGCATATTCGGTTATCACTTACTTATTCGGTATTGGAGATAGACACCTTGACAATATTATGGTAACTAAAACGGGTATTTTGTTTCATATAGATTTTGGGTTCATCATGGGATCAGATCCGATAGAGTATAATACTACTAATATCAAAATAACTACCGAAATGAAACGTGTAATTGGTGACCCATATTATAACGAAGTATTTGAGAGTAGTGTTACCAAGATTTATAATACATTACGGAAATATATAGACTTATTCATATTACTAATCGGACCAACTAAATCAGAATTGGACAAATTGTACAACCGATTTTTACCAAACTCAGATTATCTCAGTGCTAATAGTCATATAGTATCTAAAATAAGAGAGTGTAATTACATAGAATTAACTAAAGATATACTACATAATTCGACCAAATATTACACTTTTAGTAACTTTACGAACGTATCTAGCCTATTTAAGTCGTAAAATATGAGCATAATATGAGTATAATATGAGTATAATATGAGTATAAAATTGAATTTGTAAGTAGAGTTTTATTAGTTGGTCCTGAAAATATGGAAGAAGTTAGTATTGAATGTGTTGGACAAAGTTTCCCTGATAAGAGAAATTACGTGATTGTAATTGAAGAAGAATTATATGATGAAAAAACAAGAACATGGGATTCTTGTTATGAAGTGCTTGAAAATAAATTCAAGCAGATTGATAAAGAGAAGGATTTGAGTATGATAAAAAAATCACTCCAAAATAAAGGTTTTGTAAAATTAAGAGATAAACAGTACGCTATAGGTACTATTCTTAATTAATCATTTTTTATGTATTAAAAGATATTAAAAAGTATTAACTATAATCTACGCAGGTGGGGGAGGTGGTGGTGTAGTGGTAGTATCAGCAGGTTTATAATGGTCATATAAAGCCCATCCAATTGCTACAATAATAATAATAACAATAATAGCAACAATCAACATAATAAGCTTATTCTTATGTCTTTTAACGTGGTCAGTAACTTCTCCTCCAAACATTTTTAAGTACTGTTTATTTAACTTGTATATATTGTCCGATACAAAAAAAATAATAATTAAATTAACTTCTCAATCGACCGTGATTAGGTCCATGACGAGATCCATGTCTTGACCCGTTTAATGATCTATGACCATTATGTCCGGTTGGAAATCTGTACTTATCGTTATCATAAGGTCTATGTTTATAATACCATCTATTATGAGGTCGTCCATCATAAAATACTTGTCTGAATGAATAATCTGGTGTATAATATAAGTTATCATACATATGTTGGTACCACCACCAAGGTCTTACTGATCTATCCGCGCAATCAAAATCGACAAAGCTATCACTATCATCAAAGAATATCCACCAAACTAACCAAGATACAAATATAATAACTATTATAGCTAATATAATTTTGATAATTAAGAATATAGAATGTGTTATAAGTTCTATCATTTTATATAATCATATTTAAAAAATATAATCTTATTTAATTAACATTTAATACTCATTTAAGAGACTGAGATTATTCTCCAAACATTGTAAAAAATTTGTTAATTTAGCGGACTGTAATAATGTCAACATCCAAGTTTTTATTATTATTCTTATTATCATTATTATTATTTTTGTTATTATTATTGTTTTTGTTCTTATTTTTGTTTTTGGTTTTGCATAATGAATGGGTTTTAATATATATGTCGGACATATAAATTATTATCAGTAATACGTATAATCCGATGAGAGCATATAAGGTATGTAATTCTGTCATTAGTATATATTCACTGTTTCATTTTTTCTCTACAAATTAATATATCTATAACGAGTCTAAATAATAACAAGATTATAACTACTACAATAAGGTAAAACATAATAGTATGCATTCGGTGATCATGTTTTAAACAGTTATCTTCATCCATAATTCTTTTTTTATTTAACTTTATTTAATCCTATCTTAAATAAGTAATATATAAAAAATCAATAATATATATAAGCAAATAGAATATAATATTTCTTAAAATGGTTCTTATTGGTGTCGATTTTGGTACAACATATAGCTGCATAGCATACTGTAATAACGGCAAAATTGAGGTTATTTCAGATCACGCAGGTAATAAATTGATACCTACATGTATAAGTTTCGCAGGAGGGTCAGTAAGTTATGGTAAGTTTGCATTATATAATATGGAGTATTTTCCACAAAGTACTGTAACTAATATAAAACGTCTTATAGCTCGTAACACAACTAATATCGAGACATCTTATAAAACTCGGTTAAATAAAGATGGCCAATTAGTAATTCTAATTAAGGATAATATTAATGATTCTGATGATGATGCAAGACAATATACTCCTGTAACTATAGTAAGTATGATTTTGCGATATTTAAAAGAAGTAGCTGAGAATTATTTATCATTATGTGTTACTGGTATTGTATTGACTGCACCTGCATATTTTGATGAATTACAAAAACGAACATTACGAGATGCAGGAGTTCTCGCGGGTATTGATGTCCGAGAAATAATATCGGAACCCACAGCTGCGGCATTATGTTACAAAACAGAAGATAAGAGAAATGTATTAGTATATGATATTGGAGGAGGTACATTAGATATAACATTATTGGTTTGTCATGGATTTAATTATTCACCTATAACTAAAATAGGTGACCCTGAGTTAGGTGGAGTTAATTTTACTGACGCAATTTACGAACATTTACTTAGCGAATTCATTGCTAAGAATCCTAACTTAAAGGCTAGCTTACTAACAAACGCACCAAAACTATCAAAACTTAGAATGTACGCTGAAGAAATAAAGATGCAATTGTCAGAGAAGACAACATTAGAATATAAAATAGAAGCCTTTTACAAGAAGAAACCATTAGAAATAAATATGAGTAGAATGAAATTTGAGGCATTATGTAGACCATTGTTTGAGAAATGTGATAATTGTTTACTTAAGTTACTCGGTTCTATTACGCCTCAAGGAGTAATACATGATATAATATTTATAGGAGGATCATCAAGAATACCTAAAATACGCGATCGAGTCGTAGAATTTGTTACTACAAGACAACCGAGATTCGCATTACCTGGGTCAAATATCAAGGATCAATTAATAGTACCTACTATACATAACAATATAAACCCTGATGAAGCTGTTGCAATCGGTGCTAGCAGACAAGCATACGCATTAAGTAATCCCTTAGACATCAATAACGTTAATCTTAATGAAATTACATCTGAAAATATCGGTATTCAAGTAGGTTCCGATGCGATGGATGTTATATTTGAGAAGAATACCAAAATTCCATGTTCTAAAACTGTTAAATATGGTACGTTCTATGACAGTCAAATTAAGATGAGACTGAAGATGTACCAAGGTGATGATCCTAAAATCAAATTCAATAAACTTATTGGAATATTAGAAATACCTGGATTACCTCCGAGACCAAAAGGAGAAGTTAAAGTGTTATTAACTGTACAATTACTTAAGAACGGATTAATGAAACTTAATGCATACGAAGAAGGAGCAACAGGAAAACATCACGAAGTAACATTGAATAACTTACTTGAAGCCAAACCTGAAATTAAATCAACTCATTCAAATGTTGAGCTACTTAAAAAAATCAAACGCATAGTAATCAATAACAATATAACCGATCATAAATATATTGAGTTTATTGCTGAGATGGATAAAACTGATATTAGCGTTATAGAATCTGCTAGATTCAACAGTATATTAACTGAGTTACTCGGGTTATAATTTCAGTAGTAGTAATTCTTTTTATTAGTATATCTATTATTATCTCTGCTAATTCTGGTGAGTGTATCATATTTCTGAGACTTTCCTCTGTTATTTTTTCTCGTATTGCAGTTCGCAACTGAGATATAATTTGGCAATCTTTAAATAAATCAATACCAATATAAGCCTCAATAATTGTTATACCTAATGCCCAAATATCATCTCCATATTTCATATCAAACTTAACTAATGAATCTTTAGTAAGCTTTTCAGGTGGAGCATACAAAGGTGTGAATCTGTTTATAGTGTAAAGAGATTTATCAATTCCTTGCGTATTACGCGAAATGAAAGGATATGATACTTTGCAAAACTCAAAGTCGATAATGTAGACATTTGATTTTGATAATAATAAGTTATCCGGTTTTATATCATTATGTATTATACCCAATAAATGAAGTTTGTTAACTTTGAAAATTAGATCTAACAAATTATCAGTCGAAAACTTACCTAACTCGTATACATTTTCTACGAATTCTAACGTAATGTAGTACTGTTTACAGAAATTATTATACCCAACTTCTATTAACCTTGGAGCTAAACCTATAATATTGTATTTTCTTAAAGTTGTATATATAAATACTTCATTGAGAAAATGAGTATTAATTTCTTTATAACATTTTCTTAAATACTTACGAGATTTGGATATATAGATGTTTAAGTTACGCGAACTGTTCAACAAATTGAAAGGTTCTGATATATCAGAAAATCCAATATACAACCCATTTAAGTTATATCCGAGTAATTCGAGTTTAATCAAATCACTTTGATCAAACGGTCGTCTATTTTGTATCTTATTAATCTGACTATAATACTTATTAATAAATTCTACTTTATTATTCTCAACATTTTCTATTATAAGTTTCTTATATTTTGGTAACATATACTTTGGTTGATGTAAGAAGAAGTTATATAGTTATAGAAGTTATATATTAAAAAAATCAGTTTATTTTTTAAACAGACATTTACGGAACTTGAATACTACATCATCCGGTATTGTTTGTTCTCGGAATTTCTTATAATTCACTCCTATAACTCGGCACATTACGTAATATGCGCTATAAGCCCCACATTCTGAGCGAGAATTTTGGTGAGAAATGTTAGTTGCTGTAACTGCTTTACAAGATATTCCAAGTTGTTGAGTAGATCTATCTGCGAAACTCTTCATCCAATCTTTAATATCCTTCTTGGGTTGTTGGCCAGTTGAGTTAAAATATTCTATAGTATGGGAATTATGATTTCTAGCATCGTAAAATATCGCAACCCAATGTATTCCTTCACCAGGTTTGGTATCGGTATTAACTATGCAACCCATACATGTTTTGCCTTGGGCTTTATATTCTGATGGTTCCATCAACGCGATAGGCTCCGGTTCCGGATTCATACCTTTCATTTCGATAGCTTGTGCTCGATTGGGATTTGTCTTAGTATAGTCTATCATGAAATCACTCATACATGCATTATGATAGTAAAAATAAGGACACCATTTCATAACTTGTTCGAATATTTGATTCTCATCTACATTACTAAACCAACTATGATCAGTAGGACCTTTTGGTCTACCTTCATCATCTAAGTGTAATGATATTTCTTGTTCTACGCATTTAATTATCTTATGATCTTTTATTTTTTGGCTCAACGTATTAATCAGATTATTCGGGTTAAACATTTTGCGATCAGTTAATACATCTTCAAATATATTCTTATCTAACCCAAATTCAGTAGTCAATACATCTGCTATTTTATATGGTAACATTCTTTTGCCGATACTCAAATTAGAATTTGGGTCTAACATCCGAAACATTACGTTATTAGTATCTTTCAAATCAATCTCATCTAATCTTTTTGTTCCGATTTTACTTATCTCGATTACTTCTCTTACTTGTCCTCCTGTTATTATTGACATTATATTTATTAACTATTCAAAATTTCGATACACTATATAAGTAGTTATATTTTTTTATTCTCAAATACTTGGTATAGTATTTCTTCCCATACTTGTGTTTGTACCGGTTTTTTAAAGAAGTAATAATGTCTAACATTTTTAGTCTTGACTTCGAATAGATAACGAACATTAAAGGATTTTCTTTCAGCATTGTGCGTTATTTGTATTAAGTCGCGTTCATCATCAAACTTAGCGCAGTTTATTGTTAAAAATGCTAATGCAACTTCCTCAGGTGGGAATAATTGCGTGGCTTCCAAGTCTTGTTTTATTAATGCATATACACATGTATCACCATATATTTCACATCCTGCTCGACTATTCTTAATTATGCAATTTTTAATATTCATAATTTATATATTCTTCTATATATATAAAGCATTAAATTTTTAAAACATTGATAATGGAAAGTTCCACGATTAATATTGAAATAATATATATATTAATAGTGATTATTGTTATCGCTTTGTACATCAGTGTGTTAGTATTAGTTCATAAAATGGATTTCTGTATGGTATCTGCGTTACTTATGACAATGTTGGTATCTTTGGGATTATCAAAAGCTTACGTATATATGATATCTAAAACTAATGAAGATAATTCATTAGGATCGAAAAATCAGAATACTTTATTTAGGTCCCGAAATAGGGATAACTTTGTAGGCTCAAGAGATTATTATGATAACTACTATACCAGAGGAATGTATACTGAAGGTAAGGAAAAATATGAAAAAGTAGGTAGTTCGAAAGATTTTGAGTTATACAAACAATATCTTAGAGATGAAGCTGATACACCTAAACAATATGAATATCCTAACTATGATATGAATCCTGATACTACTTATAAAGTTGATTTACGAAATAGACAAACCCGACGAGATCAAAAAATAACAAGATTTGATAGAAAACGAGAAATGGATAACATATTCGAAGATGCGTTTAATGTACAGACTAATGATTATTTTGATTTCTATTATAATACTTATTAGACTAATTTTTTTCTGATATATAAATTTATTGTGAGTACTGTAATTTTCGATAAAAAAGATATAAGATTAATCTTAAAAATTAACATTGATAGTAGGTTTATTCTCGCTTATCGGAGTTTCGTCTAGTAGATTATTACCATTTTGATCAACGTAATTAAAATTAGGATTAGAAATTAGTTTAATCAAATTAGTTTTCTTCTGTATAAGTATTTTGAACCCATAATATTTCTTAACGATAGAATTTATATTACGCACCTTAGCTTTAAAATCAACTGGATAACCGAATATACTTAATCCATACTTATTCATAATAAACTTCCAATCTAGCTTATTACTATTTTCAAACTTCTTAAAATTATCTTCACATGCTTTTACTGTAATACTACTTCCTAGGAATGCATCTTGTATATTAAAATTTGGGTTTAACGCACATAATAACTCGTGAATAATGTAATGGTTGAAACTTTTGTATTTAGTTACTATCTCTTTATACGGAATGTCATGGTTATTAATAGTTCTCTTATATTTGTTAAGATCTTTGATTAAATTATCCTTGCAAGCTTCACTAGGTTCGGCATCACTCATTATTTCTTGTATATTCGTATATTGATTTTGGACATTACGATCCGCATATACGCTTACAAAATCAGTAGTCAACGGTTTCTGCCAGTTATATCTTTTCTTAATATTATATTTAGTTAATGACCATAACTCACTTTTAAGAACTGTTAACTGAGTATCAATTTTTTGTCTTATTTCTTGAGCACCATTTTCATCAATCTCATTTGCATCTGCAATTCTACGGTATTCTGCGAGTTTATTCCTAGACTTCAAATCTGCATATACATTTTTTAAATCTGAATCATCATTTCTTAAACATAGATCCTTAATTACCCCAGAATAACCTAATGCATCTAGAAATACTTTACTAAATCGGTTCTTAGATAAGTTTTCTTCTCGAATATTAGCGATAACAATCCAATATAAAGTATTCTTATTATAGTTTTGAACGTTACCAGCAGTATCTAAGTTTATTTGAAGATTCTTAATTCCTCCATCACCTTCAATAAGCTTACTAAAATAACTTCTATCATATAATAGATAATTCTCTATAATATTAGTATCAGTTGGGAACGCTTGCATATAATCAACGAAGTGCATGTAATATTTCTTTTCAGATACATTACGAATACGACCTAACATTTGTCGGCATATACTCACGCAACAACTTTGATTACTAAACAATCCATATACACAATCGAAATGTTCTTCCTCAAAAGATACTCCTGCAGTAACAACAGGTGTCGCAATTATTATATCGTAATTTTTCCAATATTTATTAACGTTAGCAAAATGTTGAGTCTTAATTCTCTCATCCATCTTACCGTGGTATAACTTAACATTTTTAAACGGATGATATTCTTTAATAAACGATTTCAGAGCATGCGCATCCGAATATGAGTTAGTGAATATACCTATATTTTTGTTATTATCTATATCATCATTAAGTTGATTAAGAAAGTTGTTAATAGTAGGACATATATAATAAGTATCATCTCGTGATACCTTATATTTGTTAATTCTAAGATTAACAGTTTTATTAGGTACAATCTTACCCAAAAGTTCAACTGATCTGGTTCCGATATTTGCATCAAATCCGAATACATATTTAGCTTTCTTAAGTAACCTTTCAAAGTTTGATAACGAACCATTAATATTTTGGAAGAATCCAGAACCGAATTGGGACCAAATCGATTCTAACTCATCTAAAATTAGTAAATCTACATCTTCCATAGTATTCTCATTTATACGATGTAAACTTTCAGTTTGAATAATCAATCTTGGATGTTCAATAAGACTTATAGTACTTGACTTAATATCTTTATATAAACTAAAATCTAAAAACTTGGATTTAATGTCTTCACTAAACGTTCTTCGGAAACTTACGAATACTATAGTTTTAAGATTTTTAGAATAAGGTGAATTATAAATAAGTTCGTTACATTTCTTAGTCTTACCCATTTTCATTTCAGCTTTTTCTAAATTAACACCATTAAGTTTCGGTTCAAATGTTTTAATATCTGGCGAGTTATAATATTCAATATTTGCAGGATCCATAACTGTTGTAAAATCGGGTCCCGATAATGTTTTGTTATAATAGATATCTCTCATTAATACTTTCATTTTAGGAGACTTTTCTCTCATTAGCATTACTCGGAAATCTTGTTCACTTAAGTTTTTAATACTATCACCATATACCGATTCGTCAATAATCAGATTGTCGTCGTATTCGTAATCTTCCGAAATTGCATCAGACTCAATAATATCAGAGACATCTATTTGTCCCAGATACTTGCCTCCATCTTTAGTTTTCTTACATTTCATATATACGTTACCATTCTTGGTTAAGCTTAAGTAAATACAGTGGTCTTTATAATGAGTCCTTTTACAAGACTCACAAAAATCAGGATGATTACGAATAAGAAATATAGTTCTACCTTTGATTTCACCAAAACTGTAGATACCTTGCATAATTAATTCTCGAACATCATGTAATAATAATAATCGTTTTGTTAATTCTCCATGATCTTGTATTTCATCGGATTCAAACTCTTCTAACATATCTTCACTAAATAAACTAGCAAGCATTATGCTATCTTTAGGTACATTAGTTATAAGACTCTCAGCAAATGAATGATCCGATTTTTTAGGTCTATCTTCTCCAACTTTACTACTGTTAGGTAATCTTATTGTATGGTTGACTGAGTATATTCCGAAGTCTAAATATTTAAGTAGAATCTTATGATCCAAATCTAATTTACCTTTGAACTTAATCATAAATGGAATCAAGTTAACCATATTTTCAAAGTGATAGCCTTTAACTACAAGATTAGTGCTAAATTTAGAATTGTCTTTTTTATGAGAAGTAATGTGGATGAAATCGTTAGATGTGAGTTTATCAACATTAGCTAAATACTGACATTTACTATTGAAGAATGAACAGAATTCGTTTTTTGTTGCATGTACTATAGCATTATGCTCTTCTACAGTTTTACTAAACGTATCGTCTAAATCCATAAATATTTTAACCTTTTTATTAGCAATCATACATTCATGATAGCACTTACTTTTATTTTCTGATATAATATTTTCTAAATTTTTAATAGGGGTATAAAAATATGAATTGTAATTACTTTCCTCACGAACTGCAATATTATCTTTATGTAATTTTTGGTCGTAATTATTAAGTAATTCTTCTAATTTTCCGTGTGGTACTACATTACTAACAATAGAAGACATATTATTTCTCGGTATTATATGATAGGATAAAAAAAAATTCAATTAAAAATCATTTTAGATCCGATTGTTAATGTTAGTCTTAAACCATTGATATAGTTCTTGTTGTATTATATATCTTGGTGTACCAACTTGATAAGTGATTAACTCATCCATAATACGTTCAATTTGTTCATAACATGTATCATGTCCGAATATAACTGTATTAGATCTAATAAATCCGATCTTCATACAAATGAAACCTTCATTACTATGATCTGGTTCGATATCGTACATACCTGTATTTTTGACGTATACCGAAATACCACCAGTCTGAGCTGATATGCTAAACATGATAGTACCACTCTGATCAACTAAATCAACCGTATCGGGTGAGCTACTGATAATAAGTTGTTTCAAACCATACTTATTCATTACATATTCATATGTATCAGGAAAGAAATACATTGTTTTTTTGGATATCGAAAAGATAGTAAGTTAGGAAAAAATCAACTTTTTATTCTGCTCAAAAGTTTGTTGTAATGTAACACATATTTCATTACTTTCTCGTAACCTCGAGCGTAACAAATATCAATCAGAGTACGTCCATAGAAATTAGTAACAAATGTATCCGCATATTGACCAATAAGATATCTAACAAACTCCAATAACTCACTTTCATTAGGGAATGTATTATACTTAACTGCTAACATTAATATTGAGTTACCTTCTGGATCCAATGCATCAACATTAGCACCATTAAATAGTAGTAAATTCACAACCTCGTATTTATTATGCTTATCTTTTGGATTATATAAGTTACCCATATTCATCGCAGCAAGCATTAAAGGAGTATGTCCATATTCAGTAAAACTATTAACTTCATTGCAACCTTTGTCTGTATCCAAATACTTTTCTAAAATGTTCCACGCGTATTTATTCATAACTAATGCATGAACTCGTGTGAATCGAGAACATATAGAATGTTTTTTACCAAAATAATAAGTTAGTGGACGAGACATTTCTTTAAATAAGAGATCTTTATATTATAAAAAATCAAATTTGTTAAACTACTCTTTAATTCCAAAATCGATATAATATATATCATCTATGACATGCGTTACTCGGATCTTGAGATTTGGGTAGTGAAATCGAATGAGTTGAGTACCTTTATTACAATCTATTATATCGTTAATCTCCTCGTTCAATGTGCTAGATAATGAACTTTCAAATAACGAAACAGACAACATTCCATACTTTTTGATAGTGAAATACTTACCATATTCTTTATTACCATCTTTTAAAATGAGAGTACCGTTTTGTATTGATACAAATTTAAGAGCACCTAATTTTTGGTAGGTTTTAAATATGAAAGAATTAAGTTTGTAATTATACTCGCAGAACATTCTTGTCAGGAAGATAATACAGTTATAAAAAATCAAATTTAATATGGACTTTATTATGATTATCTCAGTAAATTATTAGGATTATTATATACTCTAAGAAAATAGTACATAATAACAGAAAAGAGTTTAGTTATGTATAAGACATTCAATAAGAGTTTTATTAGAAAAAATAAAAGGAAACTAAAAATCAATTGTTAAGATGTTATTTTCGAAGTTGAATATAGTAACAGCCAATAAAGGTATTAAGATTTCATTATCTACGTCTTCATTATATTGATTAACTTCGTGATTAAGTATATTGAATACTTTATTTAGTACCACACTAGAAGGTATTACAATAGGACTATTGAGCTCAAATTTTAAATTACCTAAATAATCACCGCTAAGTTTCGCGACAATGGTTTTTAGGATGGTTGGCATTTGATCCGTTATTTCAGTAATCATAGATCCATACAATGTACTCTTTATAATGAATTCGGTTGACTTCTTACGAAAGTAGATGATGTATTTAGTATTCATACTAGATAGAATTATCCGAGAATCTTCAGTATCGCAACCTTTGTTCCTAAAATGTTCTCTCCTTTTTTTCATAAAAGCGTCTTGCATCATGTTGTAATACTTTTCATAAATAGGAGGCGTATTAGTTCTCACAACTAGTCTATCACGATATATATAACCACGATTCCAAGGGTTCGCTATATATTTATCCATTAATTTTTCTAAACCTTTTTTAATACGAGAATCAATATTATCTTTAGAATCCATTAGTATCAAACAAGAATTTAAGCATAGAATAATTCAAATTTATGCGCCATATTATGGATGAAAAAAGTAAAAATGAAATGTTTGTATTATGCCTAAAATTCTATCCAAATAATGATATTTTTGTCACTTGTTTGTTCTATCACAATAAAAGTACTTTCATGACTATTATACACAATTACTTCCATTCTGATAGTGTATCTAAAAACTTTTTCAAGCATAGATTTAACCTATGACT